AGATGCAAGCGGCCCCCTTGCTGGGGGTTTCGGTCATGTTGCCATAGCCCCTGCCGCCGCTGGTGACTGCGATCTGGTCTGTCCAAAAACTTGGGTCTAGCAGGGATTGATCAGGTTGGCCAGCAAATTCTATTACCGCAGTCGGACGATTCTCCCCGACCATCAACTTGGATTTTAATAGAGTCTGTATCGCGGCTGGTATGGTGATCATGGGCTACACCTCCAGCCATACGATGTCAAAAAAGATCGCGTCCGATTGGATAAACTCCGGCTCGCCAAGACTCTCTATCATATAGGTGTCGGCAATCCCGGTATCATCTATGGTCAATGTTCGGCTCGTCCCTGCGTTGATGTCGGTCACATACGCGTCATAATCGCCGTAGGCGCTGACGTACAGCTTGGCCCGTACTCTGAGCCGCCCCCGCCCCGCTTGTTGCACTACGGTCGATATAGCGGACAATGCGGCGGGGTCTGGTAGCAACTGCACTTCGGTCAATGGCGGCGCAATCACCGCATGACGCATTGTATCTACAAGTATTTTGAGGGCCGTTGCGCCCCAGGTGCTTGCCATTTACAGCCCTCCTCTATGCCATGCTGGGCATTACTCTGACCCTGCCCGCCAGTCTACGGTCACCCTGCTCGATCTGCTTGGCGACCACCTCGGCCACCCCGATCAACTGGCTCATGTTATTGACTCCCTCGACCCGGACCGTGCCGCCGATGGTCAGGGATTGGTTAGCCGCTGCCATTGAGTCGCGGTTGTTTAGTACCGCCGCCCCGCGCGGCAGGTTGACCAGCTCCGGCCCCTGCTCCCCGACCCAAGCCAGGCCGCCGGGGTGCCAGTTGGTGCCGGAGGCGTAGCCGCCAAAGCCGAGCCCCTTGCGTCCCGCTTGGCCGGTAACAGTCGCCCCCATGGTTCGTTTGTCGTAGAACCCTGCCGAGTTATCAATAGTAGCTTTTTTCCCTATGTTTGGGACTTCCCACCCCGTTACCTTATTCAAGGCCCATATCAAACCATTAACAGCATCTATGGCCATATTTATTTTTGTGATAAAAAAATTGTAGATATCTGCCCCGATGTGGGCGGCCCATTGCCTAAATGCGGGAGATGTATCCCATAGCTTTTTGAAGGCAACGACTACCACGCCCACAATAGCTATAACCGCTCCTATCGGACCGATTAATGCGGCAAACGCCCCGGCGATCAGCGGCAGTGCGGTAGCCAGCGAACCCAGGATCATAAGCAACGGACCGAGGGCTGCCACAAGCAAACCACCGATCACGATCACCTTCTGCATTGCCGGATTCATCTCGCCAAACCTCTTTAATAATTCATTCAAACCTTGTATTAGCGGCGTGATAACCGGCAGTAGATTTTCTCCGAAAGTCGCCCCGAGCTCCTTTAGTGTTTCTTGGAAAATTCGCATCTGGTTAGCGGCTCCCCCGGAAGTCCTGGCGAAGTCCCCGACTGAATTCTTTGACATCGCAACTACATAGGCATACCGCAATTGCACCTGTTCGGCCTGAGTCATATCTTTCATACTCTTTCTGATACCTCGGGAAAGAGCGAACTGTTCCAGATTGGCTTGGGTCATGATTATCCCCAATTGCTTGAGGCTCTCGGTTTCCCCGGTGAATATGCTTGTTAGTGCAGTATCAGCAATATCGATACTGATGTTCTTGAACGATGCTAGATCACCAGCAAGGCCCACTAACTCCGTTGACATTTTGGCGGCCTCTTTGGTGTTGAGTCCCATTCCGGTTGCCATGTCTCCGTACTTTGCTGCCATATCGAGCGCTGTGCCACCAGCTATGCCAAACGATCTAAGTGTAGTCTTGGACCACTGCTTCACTTCATCGGCGTTATCCTGGAAAGCAACCTCGATTTTATTCAGGCTCTCCTGGTAATCCGAGGCCAACTTAAAGGACGCTGCAGCAGCCCCAATTACCGGCAGGGTGATCGCAGCGGTCATAGTGGCCCCGATTGACTTCATCTTTGTCCCGATGGATTCCATGCTTTTTGCAAAGCCCTGGACGTTTTTTTGTGCGCCTTTTAACTCTTTATTTAGTCCCGAGGCGTCGGCCCCTATTTTTACAACCAGCTCGCCTATCTTGGCCACGTTCTCACCTCCGGCCCTCGTTATGTTGTTTGATTATTGCTTTCAACTCCGCTTTCATTTCCTGCCAGGATTGTTGGGCGGGTTTAATTTGTTTGCCCGACTCTCGGTCAATCATGAAATCCTGCGGCTTGAAAGGAGTGTTTTTTTGATTAGCGTCACGGAACATATTGGCTAGTGTCGCGCAAATAAGACCGGCCCGGAAGTCGAGCATTTCTTCTTGCTTCTTCCGGGCCTCTATTTCTATCTCTATCTCCGCTAACGTCATCCGCCAGAACCGTTCGACGGTTATTCCTACAGCGGCAGCACTCCGCAAGGCTTGTCCCCAATCCAAGGGAGTGCTCTCTAGTTTGGGTCCGCTACCTCTCCGCTGGTTTTGTTACCCATCGCGATGTTTATTGCCTCCTCGGTTTTCTGCGATACGTACTCCCATTTACCATCCATCAAGTCGCCCACGGAATCAAGCGTCAGAGACTTATCCTCATGTATAAGTCCGGCGTACAGTATGGCTCGCATTTCGGTCATGCCTATATTGTCATCTAAGGCAGATATAGGCCGGCCCAAAACCTCCTCTAGCTTCACCAAGGCGTTTGTGTCCAGTCGAATATTGCGTGGTCTATCCAGTTCGATCAATACGGTTGGTTTCATATACCCTCCTATGCCGCGTTAGAGATGTGGATATTATAGGTTCTAGTTCCCTTACTCGCCTCCGAAACAAGAATCTGGAAGTCGGTCACGGCTCCGTCAGCCCCTAGGCTCAGCGCTCCGGACGGGGTGGCAGTAGTGAGGGCCTGCACATAGACTCCCTCGCGGTACAGCGCGGCTGTCGCGGTCAAGAAGGTAAGCGTGATGGTGCAGGTCTCGCCGGTGGACACGCCGTAGTAATCGTAAGTCCCCGCCGCAAACGTCGGATACAAAGTAGCGGTGGCCACGGTCAGATCGCTGGGCGCGGTGGCCAGGGTTGCCGTCTCAGTAACTGCCCCGGTCCACTTAAACGTAGCATTGAATATAATTTGTTCTTCTAACTGGGAAACAAGTTCGTAATTCGTAACAATGGCCGAACCGCCGAACGCGTCCCCATCAGGGAATGTTATGGCCACGGTTTCAGCCGTTTTAGCCACCCATGCTGCTTTGACGGCTACCTGACCCGCGTCCCCTATTACGCTGTTGCACTTAATAGTAAACTCCCCGGTCCTGATTATCGCCGCGACGATATTCTCCTCATATCCGCCTGCCGATGCGTGGTTGGTAACATCAATCAGAGCGCGCTCAAATCTAATGCCACCCAGTTCCAGTATTTCCCCCACTACTTGACTATCAAAAGTAAGTGTCGCACCAAATCCTGCCTTTGCTGATGTCATCGTTTCTCCTCCTTATTCGTTGTAAAATATCCGGTAATCCAGGTCTATCCGGTACAGATCCGGCTCAACCTCATAAGCATCTGACTCCGCTATTTCTATGGCAAATCCGATATTAACACTAGACGCCCGCCAAGCAGCCATTGCATTTGCGATCTGCTGCGCGATCAGCTCTACCGCGTCCTTAGTGACGGCATAAGATGATAACTGGTAGGTGAATATACTAGACCCACAATATCCCCCGTGGGTGTATATCTTGTTCCTATTAGTCTCATCCATAGCCACATAGGGCGGCGGTGTATCCTGGGGTACTACATTGGGATGGATAGCATCACCCACTAAAGCAACAAGCCCCGCGTAGGCACTGAGGTAACTGTATAAAACATCAACAAATCGCACCAGTAATCCCTCCCTATACCCTGGCTAGGAAATGTTCTAAGTGTCTAACAACTGCAGCCTTAGCGATTTTTCCGTATCGATTTTTGGCCCATTTCATATAGGAACTTGGCTTAACCGACTTGGGTTGCTTCTTGGCTGCTGCTCTTTTTATCTGACCTTTGCGCGGCCCTTTTTTATAACGGATGTATTCTCCTTTTTTATTTGTGGCCAGCACGGTATAGGCATAGCCCCCTGGTGGGGCGTGCCCATACTCTACGGCGGCCGGCACGTAGTATCTGGTCCCGCCCTTTGTGTAGTATATAAACCTATTATTCATGGCGGGATCCATGCCGGCCCCCGCAAATGCTTTACTGGCGTTTTTATCCCAAGTTACTTTTGCCGTTATGCCGGAGGCTAACTCTCCAGTTTTTAAGTGTCCCCCACGGCTGCGGCGCTTAATTCTACCTTTTGCAGCGTCCCGGATGATAGTCGCGCCCTTCAATGTTGCCGGGGCCAATTCTTTCTTAAAAGCATCACCCCATCGGTCACTCTTACGCATCATATCTTGGAGCCCTTCTACTTCTATCCACGCTCTCACGGCGTCACCTGCTCCCTGCATAACCAGTACAATTCCCCGTGGCGCTGGCGGCTTTCATCGATATGCACAACGTCTAGTATTTTTCCCCGCCATACCATTCTGAGTAGAGGCCATTCCATTCCTGGCTTTACCATATACCGGGTTAATATCCGATGAGATGATAATGCCACCAACTGAGGATTATAGTAGTTCTCGGCTCCACCCGAGGTAGTGACGCTGGCCCAGATGGTTTTCCAGTCGGTCCAGGTGTCAATCTGTTCACCCGATGTTCCACGGGTTTTAGTGTAAATCTGGATTGTCACTCGTTGATCCAGAGTGCCACTTCTCATATCGGCACCACCCTATCAAGCCCTAAGAGTGCCTTAACGGCAAAGGGTATCTCCGCCAGGGGCTTCTCCGCAGCTCCTTCTCGGTTTTCGTACCAGTATGCGGCCAGAAGCATTATGGCCTGCTTATACCGTTGTGGAACACTAGTTGCTAATCCATAGCCAGTCACAAACCGGACTCGAATACCAGCTGCCGGGTATAGCGTCCCGCTAGGCCAACTGCATCCGTAGGCCAATACCACGCGCCCCACGAAAGAATCCGTATCCGTGATGTAATTCGTTGCCGCCCAGGTGCTCTCCGTTCCATCGGTATCTTTGTACTTGATGTCGGTGATCGATTGGAGCGGCGGCAACGGAATGTCAATATATCCTGTGCCTGGCCAAGTATCCAATACTAATTCCCATGTCTGTGTGATGAGCGCCCGGTTTGTATACCCTTCCGCCCACTCACGCGCCGCCCGGATCAAGCCGGTTAGTAGTGCATCATCCGATGCGTACACTTGCACCAATTGGATATTCACCCCAAACACGCAGGCAGCTGTGCCGACTGTTGCCACTGCTCTGAGGTAGCGTTTTCCGCCGGCATAATCCATTTCGTACGATGCGTTATCATTTGCCGTCGTTACCTGAGTAAAAGCTCCACTAACAACGTCTGTCCAAGTCTCGGTTGCGGTATCCCGGTGTTGCAACTTAACATCTACGGTTCCGCCGGCCTCATTAGTCCCGCTCTCCAAAAGGACTACCACCTGATAACCAAGAACTTCAACAGCGCTCCCCTCGAGGCTATATGCTGCAGCTATGCCATGACTGGCCAAGGCTATTGACGGTGAGCCAGTAATGTTGTCTGCCAGTGAACCCGAGTCCAACCGGAGATGCGATTTCATTTCGGCCAAGGTTACGGGTTCAACCGCTGGCGCGGCTATTAATTTAAGGCCCATGTAATCACCCCGCATTTAAGCATTTGGATATAGTTTTTTCGTCCAAGTCCCCGCGCCATTTAAAATATATATAAATCCGGTATCATTTTGGAAAAACGTACTCCCGGACGGTATACCCGTAACCGTCATAGCAGCCATTTCCGCAGCGGTTCCATCATATCTGTTTATTTTGGTCACCAACACAACTGCCATTTATTCACAACCTTTCTCTTTTTGGGGTTTAATGTTTTCAAAGTAACGGCCGCCCCCGGAGAGGCGGCCCGAAGGTTAAGCCGCTACGGTAACAACACTGTTAGGGCTTAACGGTTTATAAGTCATGTACCACTTAATAACCCCGGTCTGGGCTGCACTGCCCTTAAAGTTGATATTCCCGATGGGCACCAAAAAGTTGCAGTCTTCTACAGTTACGGGATCGATGATCTTGGCTCCATTGGTGTCCGGGGTCAATACCCCAGTGGCCCCGACGAATCGGTAGGACGTCCCAGCCGCATCGTTGTCAATAGCTACGGTGGTCGATAAAGCTACAGTGGCGGCCGGCGTAGTGGTTGTGGCCTGCAGGGTACCGTTGGCAGCTCCCCCAATTATGGTGGTAACAATTCCAACAATACCAGTGACCAGGATTGGCCCGCCGGTGATGGTAAAGAGTGCGTCGTTTCCATTCAATACCGCTCCGTCAGACTTTTCGATACAGCGCTCAACCATGACCGTCCCTTGCAGATATTCCAGCCGTTCTATGATCGAGCCGTCTGCATTGGCAACTACATTGGTAGACGCGTACTGGTTATTGGCGCTGTCATAGCCCAATATGTTACCCGGATTATCTTGAAAACCTAAAGGCATATTAACTCTCCTTTCGTCACGTTATAAGAGGGGGCCGAATCCCCCCTCTTCGGGTTATTAGGCTATAGCGGTTACTGATCCGGCCGGCTGGTACCTTGCCCCGGACAGGATGGCCAGCATACAACCGATGGTGGATCCACCAGGATTCGACCACTCGACTTGGAGACAGGGGTATCCGTCGGTCAGTTGGGATGCGTCAATCGAAATAATATACAGGGTGTTGTCATTTGCGGACAGTGCAACGCCAGTATTGGCAACAGTCGTCCGGTTACCTATGGTGTCACCGGCGGCGGTGGTCTCGGCATAATAACTGAACGCGATCGCGGTGGCAGTGCCAGCGGTAAGATCAGTGCATTCCTCAACAGTGATGGTTCCAGGGGCAGCATCGGTCACGCCAGTCATGATATATATATCCGCGTGAGCATAATTTTCCATGCTAAAACAGACACTCGATGCTCCGCCAGCGGTATCTACGTCGATCGGCGGCAACAATACAACTGCGTGGGCTTCTTCTGCAAGATTTATACCTTTCATATTAGCTTGTCCTCCTTCATCTTAAATTAGCGCGCGGCCAAGGTTACGAACGGGCTCAGATCGTTGGCAGACTTAAACGGGGTGATCGTGGATCCCCATGCAGGTTGTCCGTCTACCCGGTAAGTCATGCGATATGCCATCTCGTCATAAATGAACTTAACGTGGATAGAGCTCGCGGCTTGGATTCCGCCTTTGTCAATCAGGTAATACTGGCCCATGTCGGCCAAGATGATGTCGCCCAAATCTCCCACGGTGTCACAGTGCTCAATAGGGATAACCGGTCGGCCAAACAATGTGCTATAAGGCGATGCCGAGAGTCCCCCAGCGGGCATATACACGGGTACGCCACCGGTACCTACGGACAAGCTCATCCCATACAGCTGAGGCTCGACATCCTGGTTGATATACCATGCGGCATTGGAACGGCTGCTGGCAATTAAACGACTCCACATCTTGACTACGTTATCAAATATGACCGTGTCGTTGGCCTGGTTGGCTTCTTTAGCCACTGTCACCAAACACGGGGCATTCATGACACCCAAAGGCTTGCCAGCGCCATCGCCGTTGATGATAGCGTCATCCAACTTGAAGCCGATCTCTTCGGAAAACATCTGATTGAGGATAACTTCCAATGCTCCAGCATCCTGCAGCAGTTCATCGGTGATGTAACCCAAGCAGAACAGCTTATTGAGTGTCAATTCTACTTGTGCAAAGCTGGGATCGCTTGCGGTAACGGTTGCGGCTTCGTTGGCCCAGTAACCTCTAACCCCACCGCGGCGACTACCATCAGCGCGAGATGACTCCTGGATGGCTGGGATCTTGATTCCGTTGGCCGAACTGGTCAGCGGGAACCGGCGGCATTTAGCAGCCAGAACTCCGGTATCAAATACGGCTTTGATCAATTGATCGGTGAAGTCCTTTTGAACAAAGAATCCTCCGTCAGCAGGGACAGCCTCACTCAGTCCGCTGGCGCGATGTTCAGCTAATCGGGGATCATTCGACCGCAGGGCAATAGCCTGGGCAAACTCACCCAAAGAAGTAAACCCCTTACGGGATTCCTTTTGTGGGTCTTGGGTAGGTTCGCCTGCGAATAAGGCAACTTTTCTGGCTTCCTCAGCCTTCTCCAGATCCTCAATTTGTTTGGTTATGTCACGCATTTCGTCAGTCATTTTGACATAAGATGCGTGTTCTTCGGCAGTAAAGCCGCGATTTTCCTTATTTACTCCTTCGTATAGTTCGCCAGCCTGCTTTAGTAGTGCAGCACGTTTTTGCTTCAATGCGTTAATCACTGGTTATTCCCCCTTCGTAAATATTTCTGAAATGATCGAGTTCTGCTTTGACGGCTCCCATTCTCTCCTGATCAGGGTTGCCCTCGGGTACTTTTGAGGTATCTATCTCACCGGCTCCCGGTTCCTCCTGGTTCCGTTCCGCCTTATGTGATTCAAATATTTCCTGGAACGACCTCACGCCCACCGATGTCTGGGGATAGGCCGGGAATGGTGTGGGCGATATCTCAATTAGGTCAACATCCACCAGGGTTCGGACTATGTTTTTAGGGTCTGTTTCATCCCAGGCGTCCTTCTTAGTACGGAATCCGAAAGACACACCGTCGGTATCACCGCGTTTTATGGACTCCAATGCGTCTTTTCCCCAGTTTGTCTCAGGTAAAACAAGTTCAAACCTGAGCCCTTTTTCGTCCTCCTCCAGCATTAATGTGCTGTTTTTGGTACTCCCCAGAGGGTAATCAGGGTTGTGATTCCACAAAGCCTTGATGTTTCGCTTGCTATTCAGGCTTGATGCAAAAGCCCCGGACTGGATTTTCTCTCTAAATCCCCACATCTTGCCGCTCAATTTCTCAAATACGGCCGCATAGCCTTTTATTGCTGCCCCATCGTCCCCGGCACGAATCTCCACGTCCTCCAACGGTATAAATCGCCGCTCAATGCTCACTGGTCATCATCTCCTTTCGGTTCAGTCTGTTTTAATGATGCCGCGCCACCCTTCATGGCCAAGGCCACCGGTATCATATTACCGTTTATCAGATAAGCGGCCCCCTCGTCCCCATCGATTGGGTTCATGTTCTCTAATGCCCGCCATTCATTGGCGGATATCACGCCATCGTTTCGGAGTATGTGCAATGCCTCCTGCCGGGACTTGTAATCGCCCCGCATTAATGCCTCCAGGCTGAATTGAGCAAAATAAAAACGCCGCTCTTCGACGTTTAGGAGTTGTTTGCTGATCCGCTGCTCTATCAGTGTGGCCCAGGGCTGGATGCAATAAGTGGTAAACTCTATGCCCTGATGCTCAATATTGCTGAATGTGGCCCGCTCCAGATCGCCGATCATGTGCGGTGGCACCCCAAATATGCGCGATACCTCCAGGACTTGGAATCTTCTGGACTCCAATGCCTGGGCCTCCTCGGGACTGGCCCCCATTTTTGTATATTTCATGCCTTCTTCAAGGATGGCGGTCTTTAAGGAGTTGCTGTTGCCCGCGTATGTCTTTTTCCAACTGGCTTTTAGCCGTTCGGCTGCATCTTTGCTAAGATTGCCCGGGTGTTCTAATACCCCGCTAATATTAGCACCATTAGCGAAGAATTTGGCCGCAAACTCCTGTAAAGCCAAGGCCAATCCTATCGGTTCGCGGCCTTTTTCGATGTTATCTAACCCCATAAGCCCGTTGGTTGACAATCCCTTGATGTGTAACACAGTATCCTGCTCCAAAATCACTATTTCGCCGTTGTCCAGTTGGTATTTATAGCGGATCGCGTCGGCAAATAACTGGACTTCCATCCTACC